CCATATTTCACTAATTAGTTGGTGTAATTGACTTCTATCAACACCACGGTCTAAGTCATATTTTCTAAACTGTTCTGGGCTGTATATAGCACGACCACTACCGTCTTTTTTATTAAACATGTGTTTGTCCATGATACTGAATCTTCCGTCAGGACCACGACCAAATATCAATGCAGGATATCCGTCCCACTTAATAGTAATAGTCTTAGGATTCTTTACAGTATTGACAATAGCATTTACGGCATTAGTTGCGCCATTGCTACCACCCAAAAACACTAAATCTTCAGGATGGTCTAAATGCCCTTTGGCTTCGGTGATAAGTGCGATTTCATCAAGTTTATTTGCTAGGGAGCTTAATGATTCAGGTAGATTCATTATTTTTTACCCCAAAGTTTGTACGACTTGCTTTCAGCAACGGGTTTATTAACTGTAGTAGTTCTTCTTTTAGTAGGTTCTTTATCAGCGTATTCTGCTTTTAAATCATTGTATATTGTAGCTTTGTTTCTAGGTTTTAATTTGGAGATCACTTCCCTTGCATTCTTTAACTCTTGCCCGGGCTTAACTTGGCTACCTGCCTGACTTTGGGTAGCTGCCTGACCTTGAGTAGCGGTCTGACTTTGAGTAGCGGTCTGACTTTGAGTAGCTTCGGGTGGTGGAGTTGGTTTTTGTAAGCCTGAACCTCGAGACCAATACAAACTATATGCGGCTGAGGCTAATTTTTGCAGGGCCGCTTTGCCGTGATCTTTATTATATGATGCTTCCACAGCATCACATAAAGACTTCAATGGCTCAGTGTTTACATTACCCATGTATTGTTTTAAAAAGTTTTGTAGATAAGAACTTATTGTATATTGAGCCTGTGATTCATCAACTGTAGATTCTTTAAACCTAAACTTAGGAAAATTACCAGTTACTGGGTTCTGTGGGGAAGGTGGCACTTGAGTTTGTGGTGGCTTTGCTGGAGCAGGCTTCATTTGTGCTCGGGCTGCCTGTGCCGCATCAGCTTGCTTCTGCTGTCTCACTTGTTCTGGACTAGGAGCCTGTTGTGGTTGCTGACTTGAAGGAGTAGTAACAGGGGCAGGCTTCATTTGTTTTCGTGCCTTTTGTATTGCCTGTGTTTGTTTTTGTTGACGAGTTTGTGCAGGGGTAGCTTGAGACTGGGGTTCAGTAGGAGATGCTTGTGTTGTTTGTGTTGTTGGAGACTGAGGTTCAGTAGGAGACCCTTGTGTTGTTTGCGGTTCTGAACCTTGGGCAGGAACATTATCTGTGCCAATTAATCCACTTGCAATTCCGTGCTGTAAATTTGTACTTGCACGACCTATTAAATCACTAATAAACTGCTGTTGAATCATTCTATCTTTTAACGATAGACTTGAGTTTGGACCACCTAGGCTTTTAATCTTGTCCCAAATCGCGCCACCCAATGTTGCTTCATTTAATTCATTCGCTCTCACGGCTATTTTTCCTTAAAGATTTAGCAAATCTCTCACGGTCCTTACTCTTAATTGCGCTTAATAACTTGCGTTCAAGTAATTCAGCCTGTTCTTTAGGATAGTGACGGCTAATTAATTCTATCAAATTAATAGCACTTGTAATAATGTTGCTGGCTCTATTCTCAATGATATGAGAGGTGTCCCTATTATTACTTAGGTCTTCTAATTCTTGTAACAGGCTTTTTGTTTGCTTTTGCATATAATTATCCTATATGTATTTATGCTACTTTTGGAATAATCATTTCTTTAAGGAATTCAATAAATTCTTTAATTTTGCACTTTGTATATCGGCTACGATGTGTTTTGTAGAGGGTTCTAATATTTCCCCAGTATTATTGTCTACACTAGTATTAGATGACTGTAATGTAGATTGTGGTTTTAGTTTATTCATTATATCATTGGGGCTAGGACTAGGTTTATATTTTGCTTGTTGTTCTGCATATCCGTCAGGATCTTCATCAGTGATACGCATAGTTTCAATATTGTATTCCAAGTCAATCTTTTGACCAACACCTGTCGAACTACGACTTTTCATACATTGAATCTGATACTTACCACGCTCACGCATACTACGGCTTGTAAAGATACCAAACACATTATCTGCTGTGTTAATCTTACTGATACCACCTGCAATATGACTATGATCGAATTCGATTTCTTCAACCGCACTACGATTCAACTGACTTGCTGTGACCAACAATATACCTAACTCTTTTGCCAAGTTACGCAATTCTTCACTAACATACTTGTCTTTGATAAACTGATCGTTGGGATTAACTTTAACACTAACAGGCATAACCAAGTCAAGATAGTCAACCATAACAAAGTCAACTTTGATACCTGTTTGAATCTGAACTTCTTTCAAGTAAGCACGAATGTCGTTAACATTGCTTTGAGCAGGCATACCCTTAACACGATATTGACCTGCTTTTTTACCTACCATCTTGACTTTGAGTTCAGTGGTTTCAATGTCTTTTCGAATTTCTCTGGTACTCATGCTTGTTAACATAGCATCAGTACGCAAACTTGTTAATTCTTCTGAAAGTTCCAATGAGATATATACACCACTTAATCCCATTTGTAACCAGTTTAGTGCGATATTCATCATGACCAAACTTTTACCTGAACCACTACCACCTGCAAAGATGTTTAATTCACCCCTACTGAAACCACCATACAATAGTTTATCAAGTTGGGGCCAGCCTGTACTTACCTGACCACCTGCATTAAAGTATTTGTTGATACGACCTTTAGGATCAGCAAAGTAATCTGTACCCATGTCTTTTTGTAGACTGATTTGTACAGCATCTTTGATTAGTTTTTCAACAGGGCCATAGTCACCCTTTTCAAGCATGTCGGCTGCTTGAAGAATAGCCCTTTCTAATTCTTGTCGTTTAGTGAATTTCTCAAATTCATCTAAAAACTTTTCAGTATGTCCAGGGGTAACATTTTCTATTGGTTCTAGTTTGATACCAGTAGCAGCCTCAATGAATTCTGGTTCTGGTATTGTACTAAACTTTTCTGCGCTTTCTTTGAATAAATCAATGATTGGCCTCAATGACTTATCAAAGTTTTGTGAATTAATGATGTTAGCAACACGAGTGTATAGTTGAGCATCCGTCAACATCATTTTCAAAAACCATTTTTGTAATTCTACTGTGTATTCAATTTTAAAATCCGATTTGTTTGCCAATTTGTTTTTTCCTCAATTCTATTTTTATTTTACTATTCGTAGCACACTGTAGTATACTTAATAATGTTGCTAGTTTACCATACTTTACCACCGCATCATTTGTGTCTTTAACATCAATATCCCAATTTGGTAAACTAACCTGATATCCCAATTCTAATGCTCTGTCAATAAGATTCATTCCTGTTTTATCTCTGTCAGGTACAACAATAATTTGTCTATTAAGTGTGCTTAATAATAATGCCTGATCACTTGATATGTCATCATGCATAACTGCTACCCCGTCAATACTTAACGCATCAAATATACCTTCAGTGACTATACAAACATTCCATTCTGGTTTTTGCATGTCAATATTGAACACATAACCTTGCTGTTGTTCGTTTATGTATTTTGGTTTCTTATCGTCTAAAAATCTACTCGTGTGCCCTACAATTTTATCTTTGTAAGTATAAGGTATGATTACTCTGTTAGCCATACGACCTGTTTCATATGGTGTAATCATAAAGGGATAATCGTCTGTACTTATACCCCTCTTGTGTACATAATCAACGAATACTTTGTGCTTTATGTTATTTTTATCAAGCAACTCACCGTCTGGTAATTTGTGATCCTTGAATTTAATTTTTACTTTTTTAGTTGGCTTGCTGAAATCTAACAAGTCTTTGTTTTGTAGACTTTCTAAGTTCCATCGTTGTATTTGAATGTCATCTATTCCACACCAACTTAACAACTGTCTTGCTTTATATGATATCTGACGACCTAATACAAAGTTACATTTGAATCCACAATTGAAACAATGATATGTCCAATTAGGTCCTTCATACCTTATACCACCTCGACTTCTACGATCGGATTTGTGTCCAAAATGGCTACAACAAATAGCGTTGAAACTTATCCAACCACTACTTGTGTTTCTTTTTCTGCCTGGAACTATTGATAGGATATCAAACATTTAGATAGTATAACATGTTATACTACTTAATACAACAGTTATCGTGCGTAAATGTTTCCAACTTCACCGTAGTCACTTACAAACTGTAAGCGAACATATGGGTGAAATCCTTTTACAACATATCCTTTGGTTGCAGTTAGATTGGCTGCATTTGTTTCTACCAAATCTACCACATAAAAATCATTATCAACGATAGTAGAACCCAATATTGCTACATTACCACTAAAATTGTTGTATTCTACACTGAATGTTAAAACTGGATTATCGTTTGTTTCTAATGTACTTGAATAATATGTTTGAGTGTTGCCGGGCAAGTAGTCATAACTGTAATCATTACCAATTTGTAGATTAGGGAATGGTTGTCCTGTTGGGATACTAACTTCCATACTTGGTACAAAGCTAGGTAATATAGAATTTACAATATTCATTTCACCTCTAGCACCAGCATTGCTGTCAACAAATACAGGGAAATCAAAATCACCCACTGGGATCTCTAATGTATAGTAGCATTTTTGTGGATCGATGTTTTCTAAGTCACTTGGATTTAATGTTAGGGCAGCGATACCTGTCAATGGCAATATTAAGTCTAATGCTTTTATGATTAATACTTCATTACCTTGATAATTTAAAATTCTGCAGGTTATTGATTTGTCAGTTATATCAACAGGTTTTTGATCCTGATTTAAAAACTGAAATTGGATTTGATTGTCAACACCCTTATGTAGTGTTAATGGTTTAGCATAGACTGGCATATATCTCCTTGGACTATTCCCCGTAAGCAATGACACGACTTGACGTTGAATGTAATAAAAAACTGCTGTAGAGTACACAAATTGCTCCTGATATTATATTTATTTATTTGGAAAGGGTTTCCGATAAATACTACCGTATAATATATTATAATGATTCATAACGAATTCTTTCAGAAACTTAGCGAAAATCACCCTTTTATAACCGTTTGCTCATATGCCGGTCAAGATTATGTTGGAATAATACAGAATAGGGATGATAATGTAACAACTATATATGATTATGGTTCTATCATCGAACCTGTTATAAAACAGAAATTCTTAGAATTAGGTGATGTATGGTGGTGGGAAAGCAATAGACTTATCCCTATAAATCTATTCCTCAAAGACGAATGGAATATCTTTAGGCCCTATCTGAGAACCTTCAATAACAAGAGTTTAACTATCATCCATGGTCCTATATGTAGCATGAATGAACTAAGTAAGCGCCGTAGTAAGCGCCGTAGTATCACATTAGTTAAGAGAATCAGTTAATAGATTCATGTGAACAACTACTAAATGTGCGTAGGCTACAGCATGACTACGCTTAAATGTATACCCATCAGTACCTTTATCCCACACAGTTTTCCCAACATCAACCCATCGTTGTCCAATCAAATGCTTTTTTCCCGGGCGAATAACTGCTAGAAACATAGCAAGTCTTGTGATAGTATCAACTGGTTCTGGCATCTTTTTCAAGTTATAATATTGATTGTTTAAGTGAATGAGTTTTTCTACAAATTTAGGATCTTTCAACTTATCCCAATCTGGATCACGCATCAAACTCAATAAATGTTCTTCGTTTTTAACTGATTCGTATACATGAACATTCAACAAGTCTAACTTGAAATATCCACGCTTTTCTGCTTCGCTATAGTCAATGCTTGCTATATCATTGACTGGATCGTAGGGTATGTCTGTGACATATACACCAGTAGCGTGATGACGAATAGGAGTAACATTACGCATAGCCGCACGAGTATGCTTGATAAGTTCTAACAACTTATCACGATTGCCAAAGTCAATGTCAATGTCTGCGTTTAATTTCATCTTGGTTGTGCTAATCCTGCTTTCATTAATTTCATATATGCTTGTTGAACAACGATTGCTTGTCTTTCAGCATCATCTACTGCTCTGTGACTTGTAACATGCCCACCGTCTTTTAGTTTGACGCCGGCGATTTCGTATAATGTTCTTGTGTCTCGCATTGTATAGAAGGGCCAGGGGATGGGGTTTGGTTTATCGCTAACTTGTCTCCATGCATGTTCCATAACGACCAAATCAAAGGGAGCACCATTGCTCCACACAGCACGACGGTTCCAACAAAACTTATAGAGGGTCTCCATGCAATCAGCAAATGGGGTTCGTCCAGTTTCATCGAATGCTTCATCAAGGGCAGCCGGGTTTTGTTCACTCCACCATCTGATTGTGTCATCGTTAATGCTCCTATTATATATTTCTGTTTGATCCTCTACCGTAGGTTTCAATTCTAATTTTTCTACAATACCTTGTCCCCTCGGATCAAATCTTACTGCACCAATACTAAGTACAACACAATCAGGAGTTGTGTCTAATGTCTCCAGGTCAATCATTATATCATTTGCCATTTTTAATTCTTCCACATTTCATATGCGAATCTTTCCTTGTGTCCCCAGACTTCAATGTATAGCATACTATTTACCAACCAG